TCACGCCACGTCAGACCGGATGAGTCGACCTTTGTTGTCACGGGGCAGATTCAGATGCGACATTGGACGGCGTGTTGGTCGTGACATTTCCCGGACCAGCCACTCATTGACTTTAGTTTTAAGCCATTTGTTGGAGCCACCCATATATGAACAGTCTGGCTCCGGGAATGGGTTGTTGTCGCTTGGTCGTTTACGGTAACGATCCAGCGTCCTGGAAGAAATCCTTAGCTGACAGCAAATTTCGCTGGTGCTCATCAATTCAAAGTCTCTAATTTTTTTGCTCATCGTTTTCTCCATTGGCCCCGCAACGGGCCATCGCTAATATTCATTTTGTCTGTGCGGGCAGATTTCTAAGTTTCCGGACGCCGATCATTGCGGTGGCTACGTAGCTGGTGGCCCGGTTAACTACTTCGACAGGAACCTTTACGCCATCCACTACAACGGTGTAATTGGTAACGTGCTTTTGTCTGCCGTAATCGCCGAACTTCTCATGATGCGCCGCCAGTGCAACATCACATGCGCGACGACCGACTGGTGATTGCTTGCTTCTGTTAATTAGTTTCATCATCACTAAATTCCCAGTGAGGCGACGATATCGTTCGCTGTTTCCCGGGTACTGCCTTTACTCGATATTGATCTGCGGGCATTGACCCGGTGCAGGGTGAAGCCGTGCCGCTCGTAAAGTTCAATAACGCGTGGTGCGGTAGAATTACTGATAAACACTTTTGCGCCGCGCTGATGGGCTGCCACGCAGCTTTCAGCAAGCGCTACCTGGCTATCCCATGAGAACCCACCGGAGGCGTAGCTAGTGAATCCAGCGGTGCCGGGCATCGGTTCGTATGGCGGATCGCAGTAAACGACATCACCATCACCCGCCAGCCTGAGAGTACGTTCGAAACCCGCATTCATAAATACGCACGCGCTGGACTTCTTCCTGAATGCCATGAGCTCTTTTTCCGGGAAGTATGGCGCTTTATATTTTCCCCATCCAACATTGAAAAAACCGTCAAGGTTGTAGCGCATCAGACCGTTAAAGCAGTGCCTGTTGAGGTAAAGGAATGCGGCCGCTCGCTCTATCGCATTCAGTTGCCAGGCGTTGAATGCTTCACGAATTGCCGTGTAGTTTTCGGCATCATTCAGATGCCTGAAAGCCTTCATTGCCTCTGCGATTACCGAATCAGGCACTACGGCCAGCATTTGATACAGATTGATCAGGTCAGCATTAATGTCAGCCAGCAGGAAGTATTCGTGTTTATCTGAGTTGAGAAACACCGATCCGCCGCCCACAAATGGTTCTATCAGTCGTTTACCTGCCGGGATAAGACGATCCAGTTCCGGCAGCAGCGAATATTTACCGCCTGTCGCCCGGCCAGCGGAACGTTTTACACCTTCTGCGCGTTAACTTTTCCACCTCATTCCGGTCTTCGTATGCCCCGGACGGCTACTTCGTGGGCGTCCTGCCTGGGTGGTTCGTTGTTGCTATGGAATCATATTAAGCCTTAGGCTTAATAAATGTCAAGTCTAAGGCTAACTTAAGGATTAAGTTTATGGCTTAATGTTGATAATGTGGACGTCGAGGAAGTGTGTGTTGCGGATTTTCAATAAAAAACCGGCATAAGCCGGTATTGATTGCTGGTGATAGTGGAGGGTTACAGATTGGATGGGTTATCGTCTTTATTGCGTCTGAGCATGTATTTTTCATAAATATCATCGAGCCTTTTTAAGCGCAATGAAATTGCTTGCATGATGTCTTGCTGATCCTCATCAGGTAACTGGCGGAAAAGGTGTAACATTTGTTTATCTGTAACAGATAAATCGCTTTCTAAGGCTACATCTTGCCCAAGCACCCAAGCTAAGCTCACGCCTAAAGCCTCAGAAAGCTTAATCGCAGATGGCTTCCCTATTGTTCCGCGAGCGAACCAAGCATTGACTGCTTGTTTACTTACGTTGCATATCCGTGAAATCTCTGCTTTGGTAAGGCCCTTCTGCTCAACAATTTCATTGAGCCTTTTAACTTGCGGGTGATTTGTTTGGTGGTTGTTTTTTCTCATGAGCAAGAATTTAATTTTTTGATTATATTACTGATCTATCTTAATCCGGCGGTTCATGTACTTCGCATACAACTCGTCCAACTCTTTCAAGCGCAGTGAGAAAATCCGCATCATGTTCTGCTGCTCCTCCTCTGGTAGCTGACGATATAGCTCAAGCAATCGCTGCTCGTCTGGCTTTAATCCATTCTGCTCACTAACCTCTTCACCTAATAGCCATGGTACTGATACACCAGCGGCATCCGCTACAGCGAGCGCTGATTCCTTACTCATGGCACCTTTCTTGAACCAGCCATTAACGGACTGCGGCGTTATTCCCGCAACCCTGGCCATATCAGATTTTGTCATCCCGCGGCGCGTTAACTCTGTCAGGCGCTCTACAAGAATCGGGTTAAGTAATTTTTTCGCTGTCATGTCAGAAGAATAAGCCTTTTGCTTATAAAATAAAATTCGCCTGGGACTTGATTTAATTTTAAGTCTGAGGCTTAATTTGTTCGTGTATCTTTTGGAGACCATCATGAACGGATTAGAGAAAGCCATCAAAAAAGCAGGTAATGCCAGCAATCTTGCAGCTTTACTGGGTATTAAACCCATGTCGGTAAGCCGCTGGAAGACACGTTACAACGGTGCTGTCCCGCCAAGCCGCGTATTACCGATCTTCAAGATAACGGGCATCACACCTCACGAACTGCGCCCTGATATCTACCCAAACCCAACCGATGGCTTACCAAGCCAAGAGGCATCAGCCAAATAACCATAGAGGATATTTACCCATGGAGAACGCAATTGCACGAAAGTTAGACCCACCAGAAATCAACCCGATTGAGATAGAGAGCGTCCTGCTCAACCGGCTTGCATCAGTTGGGCAGAAATCATACGCCGAGCATATGGGCATCAGCGAGTCGACAGTCAGCAGACGTAAAGCTGAGGGATATTTCTGCAACATGGCGAAAGAGCTGGCTTTTCTTGGGATTCAGGCCGCGCCACCGGAGGCGGTACTGGTATCCAGAAACTATCTCACAGCTGTAGAGATTCTCGCTGATGCAGGGCTAAAGGCTGAACGAGCCAGGCCGGATGCGCTGGGGTGGGACTGAAAATGGCAGCAACCAAAAAGGCGAAAGCCGCGGTGAGGGGTCACCAACGGCTTTCAGATGCAATTCGTTGCGTACTCATTGCGAGGTCATTATGACAAACGCTATTCAAAAACGCCAGGCACAGGAGGTTTAACTGTGTCTAACGTCGCTTACGCTAATTTTGCGGCGCATGCTGCCGCAAGGAGCAACAGGATGGAGAACCAGAAGACCGGATTCATCCCGTTGTACCGGAGTGTACTGAAGAAGCCCTGGGCGAAAGATGTATTCCTGCGCACGCTGTGGGAGAACCTTCTGCTGGGCGCGGCCAGAGATCCGTATACAGCATTCTTCAAGGGCAGGCAATGGTGCCTGCAACCCGGTCAACTGGTCGTCACAGCAGCAGATCTCGGGCTTCAGTTGTGTGATCGTCATGGCAATCCGACAAGTCGCGATGCAGTGGAAAGGATGCTGTCTGTTTTTGTCCGCGAAGGAATGATCTCCATCGAGGGAGAGAAACGAAAAGGCAGGGTGATCACAATCACAAATTACAGTGAATATGCTCAAAAAATGAACGATTTGCCCGCACATAAATCCGCACATAGGAGCGCACATGATGAAGCCAGTAACGGCGCGGGTTTGTCGGTGTGTGCCGCACATGAAGGCGCACATACAAGCGCACATCATGAACAATATATATTAAATACTAACGTATTTAATGTACGTCAGAGAATTTCAAAAGTTGTTCCCGACGCGGCTGTCCAGACTCCGGGAGGTGACAAGTGGGGGACTTCTGACGATCTCCGCTGCGCTGAGTGGATGCTGGCACTGCGCAATATCACTAAACCATCCCTGAAAAAACCGAACATGGCTGGCTGGGCTAATGATATACGCCTGATGCGTGAGCTGGACGGGCGCACCCACAAAGAGATTTGTGAGCTATTCAGGTGGGCCTGCAAAGACTCGTTCTGGTACAAGAATATTCTCTCCCCCGCAAAGCTCCGCGCCAAGTGGGACACGCTAACCCTTCATCGCGAAGACACAACTCGCAAGCCACGCGCAGATGTCAGCGCAAGCAAATCCGAAACTGGCCCGCACTGGAACAGTGCTGAAGCATGGGAGAAATTTATATGACCCCGGATCTTTATCGTGCAATTCAGAATCGCGACGGCGAAATGCTGGCGCGCATGGCTGGAGATTCTTACGACGGACGCAAGGTTGTTAACGCTGACGCTGAAAAGCTGGTGGATATGCTTTTTGAAAACCTCATGCAGGTATTCCCGGCATCCACTCAGACGAACCTACGTACTGATGCTGATATTCGCGTTGCAAAGCAGCAATGGATCGCGGCTTTTGCTGAGTCAGGCATTACCTCCCGTGAGCAACTTTCCGCCGGAATGCAGAAAGCCCGTTCCAGTCAGTCACCGTTCTGGCCGTCGCCGGGTCAGTTTATTTCGTGGTGCCGTGAGGGGAGTGGGGCACTCGGGGTCAGTGTTGACGACATCATGGGCGAATACTGGCGCTGGCGGAAACTTGTTTTTCGCTATCCGACCAGTGAGCAGTTCCCATGGAGGGATAAAAACCCGCTGTATTACCACGTCTGCCTGGAGCTGCGTCGCCGGGGAACTGAGGGGCAATTAAGTGAAAAGGAACTTATCCGGGCCGCTGGCGACATCCTGCATGACTGGGAAAAGCGAGCTCTTGCAGGTAAACCCATACCGCCTGTTCGTCGCGCTTTAGCCGCGCCGTCGCGGGATCGCGGTCCAACGCCAGCCGAGATGTTAATGGCGAAATATAAACAACGCAAAGACGCCGGTCTGATTTAACAGGAGCAACCAAATGAAAGAGCGTGGAATAATTTTTAACGCTGAGATGGTGCGGGCAATTCTCGACGGTCGGAAGACGCAGACGCGGCGTCCGGTTAAGTTCCCATTAATCGATAAGAACATGGGGTGTGAGTTAGCAGGCAACGAATTGGCCGGTGAGCTGGCGGCGCACAACTACTGGAATAGCCCTTATGGTAAGCCAGGCGATCGCATCTGGGTGCGGGAAACATTTCGTGTCCATAGCCGGGCAACGGATGTCGCCACGCTGGTCTACCGGGCCAGTGTCCGAAACTCCTGGACTGAGCAAACTCATCGCGTTCCCGTTGCGGTTTGCAATACACCGGCCACACCAGAGAAGTGGACGCCGTCTATTCATATGCCGCGCTGGGCAAGCCGTATCACGCTGGAGATTACCGGAGTTCGAGTTGAGCGCCTCAACTCAATTACTGAATCCGACGCCGAAGCAGAGGGAGTAACTGATACAGGGTTTGGTGATTTGCTCGTTGATGGTTACCGATATCTATGGAAATCCATCTACGGCGAAGAATCCTGGGCGGCTAACCCCTGGGTGTGGGTGATTGAATTTAAACGCGTTGAAGGCGGTGCAGCATGACAATCAGCAAACAGGCGCTACGTGAGCGCTATTCCCCAAAACCTGTACCTAAATGCCATATTTGCGGCGAGGAAATGACAATCCAGCGAATGTCTGCCAGTCGAATTACCTATGGCTGCAAGGGAGAGGGTGATGATGGATATTTCAAATTTGGTCGTACTTTTGCTGACGAGCATTACGAAAAATCGCGCGTAACAGTAGTCGATGTTAGCGACCCGGATGTGCTGGCGCTACTGGATGAGAATCTTCAGCTCCAACGGGAAAAAGACGCAATAGAGGCCGTAGCGCTGGCACTGCGTGATGATATGCGACAGGCGCGGGAGCTACTGGAGGCCGCAGAGAAGCGGAACGCTGAACAGCGTGAGTATTACGAGGGCGTTATTGCTGATGGAAGTAAGCGCATAGCAGAACTGGAGGCGCGGGAGGTCAGCGTTTCTGAGATTCGCAAGAATAAATTCATCGAGAAAACTGAGGATGAACTTGATGGAGACCACTACACTATCTGTAAAAATGGATGAGTAGTGATTATAGCTGTAAAGGTACGTCAGCGCTGATTATGTTTGTCTACGAAGGTGAAAATATAAGGTTGACCATGATACAGTTGGATCTGGTCTGGGTCTGCATCCATTGTATTATCATTGATAACTAACCCGGGAAAATCATGTGGTTTGTTCAGCTCCTTCACCATGTCAGACATAACAGGATACTCTGTGAAATCAGCGCTCGCCTCGTATCCTTCGCTAATCACATCCAGCCTTTCGAAAAAAGCTTCCTCATTATCTTCATGCCGTGTCGCCGTTTGGCGAAGGGCATTAAGATTGCGCGTCCTAAGATGAGCTACACGATCCGGGGAAGCATACCCGGTGAACTCAGGGATTGACCATCCCAATTCTTGTGCTATACGGCGTGCCAGAATTTCAGTGGGTCCTGGCTCAATATTACCATCTTCTAATGGATCGCCGGCTCCAGTAACATGATGAATGATCTCGTGAATTAGCCCTTCCTGCCATGAGGGCATCTCACACGAGTCAGTGTCTGGCGCCGCACTAAAACTGATATAGGCTTCCTCGTGTTCATCTTTTCTCGCCTCGCAAATAGGTAAAATTGGCTCTTGACCAGCCTCGTATTCATACAATTCGCTATGCGTCAGTAAGTGAATAGAATCAACCCCGACGGGGGAATCTTCGTTGATCTCGTATTCGTTTCTGTATGTGATGCAGCCAAGTTGCACTTCCTTATTATGGATGCCATAGATTACGGCATCACGAAAGGTCTGTGATCGGCTTAAGGCATCAAGTACAGTGTTACCGATCATATTGGCCGTGTGCTGATCGATGAGCCTGCTACGACTACTGTGGACAGCGTAAATGACACTTTGGTAGAGGTTGCTTAAATCTGCGGCGGAAAACGGTATTCGCTTACCTGTCTCCAAAACGTAATCCGCATAGGCATTCTTTGAAGGATGAGGAACAACGGCAGCAGAATATTCTTTCTGTGGAGCAAAGTTTAAACAAGGCGTAGAAGATGAAATTTTCATATTAAAACTCTATATGGTTTTGTACATTTCAGTTTTGCCATCTTATTCATAGTGTTGATATGGCGTAAAAAGAGCCATGGTTATTTCTACCATACCTTCGGTGTGAATATCACAACTCAGAAACTCGAGTACGCTGCGACGGGGTTTCCCGCCTGAAATCTGATATGAAACAACACGCTAGCTTTTGCAAAAAGTGCTATTCATGTCTTGAATATTCTTTCTAACAGGTATACTGTGTTTATATACAGTAGTTAAGTGTAGAGGGAATTATGAGAATTGAGCTTGTTATCAGCCGGACAAAACAGCTTCCGGAAGGGGCAGTTCCTGCACTGGAAAAAGAATTAATTACCCGTCTCCAGAATCAGTATGAAAACTGCAACTTAACTATCCGTCGCGGTAGTCAGGATGGGCTGAGTATCGTCGGTGCTGCTGATGGCGATAAAAAACGTATACAGAGCATTCTGCAGGAAACGTGGGAAAGCGCTGACGACTGGTTTTATTAACATTGCGCTTAATACTGGCGCGCATTTTTCAGCATACCGCAATTTGCGTATCCCTTTGATGCTGCTGCCGACAATTTTTAACCGCGTCTGTACATCGCCTGAAGGGAGAACAAAAATTGAGTAATTCAGCTTTGCAAAAATCAGAAGATAGCTGGTATGACATTGTAAGAAGATCTGATGGCTGTGTGGTGTTTAGCTTTCCATCATCAGGCAGGCATCTTATCTATCGTGTAAATGGCATGGTATCTATGCGTCCTTTGCTGGATGACGAAGAAGTTTTTACTCCCAACGGTTTTATGCATTTTATTCGCCGTCTCGGCTACCGGGTAACACCACCTTCTGATAATATGAAATCAACGGCCTGAACAACCGTTAACCTTCTGCGCCACGGAGAATACCATGGCGCACGAATTACAACTCATCAAGCAGTCATCTGGAATCCTGATCCCCGCGACGCCGGAGACCAGCGATATTCTGCAATCAAAAATTAAACTCGGTGCCGTGCTGGTGGCTGAGTTCCGTCAGGTGAGGAATCCTGCATTCCATCGCCGCTTTTTCGCGTTGCTTAATCTTGGGTTTGAATACTGGGAACCCACCGGCGGCGCCATTTCTGCCAATGAGCGCAAACTGGTAAACGGTTATGCAAAGTTTCTCGCTGCATATGGCGGGAATGAAAGCGCATTACTGGATGCGGCTGAACAGTATCTGGAACAGATTGCAAACCGCCGGGTAACAAACGGGATTAGCCTGTGTAAATCATTCGATGCCTACCGCGCATGGGTGACGGTTGAGGCTGGTCACTATGACGCCATCCAGCTACCGGACGGCACCCTTCGCAAACATCCCCGCAGCATCGCTTTTTCCAGCATGGATGAGGTCGAATTTCAGCAGTTGTATAAATCCGCGCTTGATGTGCTCTGGCGGTGGATTTTATCACGTACATTCCGTACTCAGCGCGAGGCCGAGAACGCCGCCGCCCAGCTCATGAGCTTTGCGGGGTGATGACGATGAAATACTCCTGGTTCCATCATCACGACTGCACAACCGAGCAGGCCGATGAGCTGGTGGCTCGGTATCGGGCACGCGGTGTCAAAACTGAGCGTAGCCTCAATCCGGATTACACCACCTGGACAGTTAGCGCGTTTCTTCCTACCTCCAGCAAACCGGCCAGGCCGGATAACCGCTGGCGTAACCGGGTCTGGGGGTGAACATGGCTAAATTACCGCGCCGTAAGTGCAAAGTTTGCCGCCAGTGGTTTCACCCGATACGCGAGGGGCAGATCGTTTGCTCGTACCAGTGCGCCAGCGCCGTCGGCAAAGAACAGACCAGAAAAGCTCGCGAAGCCGCGCAACGTAAGGCGCAATCCCTTCAGCGCGCCGCTGAGAAAAAAGAACGCGCCGCCTGGCGCCAGCGGAAAGCCGCGGTTAAACCGCTGAAGCACTGGATTGACTTGACGCAGCGCGCCGTAAACGACATTTGCCGCGAAACCGAACTGGCAGAAGGACTCGGTTGCATCTCCTGTGGAACGAAAACGGCGTTTGCATGGCATGCAGGCCATTACAGGACTACGGCCGCCGCCGGGCATCTGCGCTTCACTCGCTTCAACATCCATCTTCAGTGTGATGTCTGCAACGTCTACAAATCAGGGAACATCGAAGCATATCGTGCCGCGCTGGTTGAGCGTTACGGTGAGGCGGCGGTGCTGGAACTCGAGAACAATAACACCCCGCACCGCTGGACGGTCGAGGAGCTGAAGGAAATCAGGCTCGCGGCACTGGCGGATCTGCGTGCGCTAAAAAAGCTGGAGGCGGCATGAAACCAGAACTGATCGAGATACTCCGCATGCGCTGGCACCCGGACCGTTGACCTGTCTGATGAGATATACCGGCGGCTGATACTGATGAAAGCCATGTCGAATATTACTGACTGCTCTGTGCCGGATATTAACCGGATGCTGCGGTTTATGTTCGGAAAAAACCGCCGGGCTTATGTTCTGAATAATGGTGGACTGAGGATGAGTTACATCTTTGAGTTTGCTCTCTCGTCGGCAGAACTGGCGATTATCCAGTCGTCGGGAGCACTGCCGTCCCCGCCGGGTGTTTATGTCTCAGTGGTTTTAAAGGAGACCAGTAATGAAGCTTAACGATAAACCCCGTCAACTGGCAGTACCCTTTGCGAGTACCGGGGATAAAAATAATATCCCGGACAAGGCGACGCAGCAGACCAAAGAGAGCGGTAACGCGGCGTATGATTCGGGTTTTCCTCCGGTGACCATGACCCCGATTTCAGCGGGCGGTATACCGCCACACGGCAAGGATTTTAACGGTCTGATGCACGATATTACCGCAGCAATACGGTACGTCCAGGCTGGTGGTTTGTACACGTATAATGCCGATTTCGCCGGGGCCATTGGTGGGTATGCAAAAGATGCCATTCTCGCCGGAGTCTCAACAACAGCGGTCTGGCTGAATACCATTGACGATAACCTGACCGATCCGGAAGGTGCCGACAGCGCAGGCTGGGTAAACCTGCTGGCAGATCCCCTGAAGCTGTTTCTGTGGCAGAAAAACAATCTGTCAGACCTTCAGAATAAAGGAACGGCACGGGATAATCTTCAGGTCTACAGCCAGGAGCAGACGGATCTTAAATACCTCGCCAAAGACCAGAACGGTGGCGATATTCCGGAAAAGCCGCTGTTTGTACAAAATATCGGAGCGCTCCCTGCATCAGGTACGGCTGTTGCAGCGAACAGACTGGCATCACGCGGCGCGCTTCCGGCACTGACTGGTACGACAAGAGGCAGCGATAGTGGCCTGATAATGGGCGAGGTTTACAACAATGGCTATCCGACGCAATACGGAAATATTTTACGTCTGACCGGAGCCGGTGATGGGGAAATCCTCATTGGCTGGAGCGGGACAAACGGTGCGCCAGCGCCCGCATATATTCGCAGTCATCGAGATACCGCCGATGCTGAGTGGTCCGAATGGGCAATGCTCTACACCACACTAAACCCACCTCCGGATTCGCATCCAGTAGGGGCGGCGATTGCATGGCCGTCTGATGTGCTCCCGGATGGTGGTTATGCTTTTATGTATGGGCAGTCCTTCGATAAATCTGCTTACCCGTTACTGGCTATAGCGTATCCGTCCGGCGTTATCCCTGACATGAGAGGCTGGACAATAAAGGGTAAGCCCATCAGTGGACGTGCCGTATTGTCGCAAGAAATGGACGGCAATAAATCGCACTCGCACACCGCGCGGGCGCAGGATACTGACTTAGGGGCAAAATCTACCTCATCCTTTGATTACGGCACGAAATCGACCAATACCACGGGCAATCATACTCACCAGTTCGGCGGTTATATCAATTCATACTGGGGAGATTCCAATCACACCTCATTTCAGCCTGGAGGTGGTGCATGGACACAGGCCGCTGGCGACCATGCACATACAGTTTATATCGGAGGACATGAACACACCATGTATATCGGTCCACACGGACACGTCGTTATTGTGGACGCAGACGGTAATGCGGAAACCACGGTTAAAAATATTGCATTTAACTACATAGTGAGGCTGGCATAATGACTTTTAAAATGAGCGAACAGGCGCAGACAATTAAAATTTTTAATCTTCGTTCAGATACAAACGAATTTATTGGCGCAGGTGATGCATATATCCCGCCGCACACGGGATTACCGGCAAACTGTACTGATCTCGCCCCTCCTGATATTCCCTCCAGTCATATAGCTGTTTTTGACGCTGAAACCCAAACGTGGAGTCTGAAAGAAGACCATCGTGGCGAGACGGTTTACGATACAACAACTGGTAATCAGATGTATATCTCCGACCCCGGCCCGTTGCCCGAAAATGTCACATCAGTTTCGCCAGACGGTGAATACCAGAAATGGGATGGTAAGGCGTGGGTGAAGGATGAAGCTGCGGAAACAGCGGCCAGACTTCGTGAAGCTGAAGGGACCAAAAGCCGTCTTTTGCAAATGGCAGCGGAGAAAATCGCGCCATTACAGGATGCTGTTGATCTTGAAATCGCAACAGATGATGAGAAAGCCCGACTCGACGAGTGGAAAAAGTATCGCGTTCGGGTAAACCGTGTGGATACCTCAAATCCTGCCTGGCCGGAGAAACCAGCCAGTAGTTTATAA